TTGTATTATCCCATGACGCTTCTATTGTCGACAGCGGTATTACTTATGTGATAAAAGAAAAAACATATGAAGAGTTAAAAAAAGTATTTACAGATATTTGCACTCTTGAAGAATGTATGAAAATTTGCAAAAAATATGGTGTTTATCTTTTGATTGACAAATTAATTGATGCGACAATAGAAGAAAATTCACAATATCTGTTTCCTATCATACGCAAGTACCGTATGCAAGATACTGTTTTATTTTCTTCCGCTGTATCTCGTGAGGGGTGGACTAAAAAAATATTAGAATTTAATCCAAAGGCAAAAATAGCATTTTATTATCCGAACGAATGGTTTACAGCAGAGCAACTTGCAAAAGCTAAAAATTATGTAGACGGTAAAAACGAGATAATTATAACATGTTCTAATACAGCGATAACAGAAGAAAATTTACAGTTGTTCTATGATAATTGTGACGGTGTAAAAATTGGAACAAGCGTACAAAATAATTTAGAATTATATAAATCTTTATTTTACACTATGGATTATATAGACTCGAATGAATACGGCGTAATAGACTGTTTTTACAATTAACTAAACGGGGCTTTAGCCAACTATCAAACAGAAAGGACTACAAACCATGAGACTTTCAAACGGTGAGGTGCTGCTGCGCTGGCCTTTGGCCCAGCACATCATAACGCAGGGGTGGTACTACAACGATGGCAGCTTGCATCAGGCCATCGACCTGCGCACCCAGATTGACAACATGTATATCCGCCCGGTCTATGCCGCCGAGGACGGCACCGTGGATCAGGTGCAGGACTGGGACGGCCACACCCGGACGGGCATGCAGAGCTATGGCAACATGGTGCGTATCAGACACGCCGACTACAAAAGCAAGACCTTACAGACACGGTACGCCCACCTGTCCAGCTATTGCGTCAAGTACGGCCAGAGGGTCAAAGAGGGCGAGATCATCGGCTACAGCGGCGCGACCGGCAATGTGTTTGGGGCGCATTTGCACTTTGAGGTTATCCTGGGCGGCAAGCGCACCAACCCGCTGGTGTGGCTGGACAACAACTTCACCACGGCGAGCGGGCGGGTGTTTACATACCGCCCCGGCGAGCACGCTGTACAGCTGCCCGAGCAGGCCGCCAGCGGCGCACAGACGGCCCAGAACGGCACCGGCAAGCTGCAGGTCATCACGGTAGGGCCGGTATCGCAGGGGGATGCAGATGCGATCTATCTGCTGTGCAAGGGACGTGGCCTGACGGATGCCGGGCTGTACAAATCTGAATGGGCGGAGGTTTAACGTGCCGGAGTGGATTGTAAAATACTGGGTCGAGTGGGCTTTTGGCGTACTGGCCGCTGGATTGCTGGTTGCTTATAGGCGGCTGGCAAAAAAAATCAAGGACGATGCAGAAGAGAGATCCGCCATCAAGGCGGGGATGTTGGCAATCCTGCACGACCGCCTGTACCAGGTCTGCACGTTTTATATCGAGCAGGGCTGGATCGAGACGGCGGGCCTTAAAAATCTGGAATATCTGTACAAGAGCTACCATGCGCTTGGCGGCAACGGAACAGGCACAGAACTGTACAACCGGGCGCGGGTGCTGCCGATTCATTAAGAAAGGGGCTTTATTATGAACATCGATCACATGAACTACATCAAGCCGGAGCTGCTGGTACTGATCCCGGCGCTGATTTTCGTGGGATACTGCCTGAAAACCAGCACGGCAGTGGCGGACAAGCTCATCCCGGCGGTGCTGGCCGTGGTGGGCGTTGTGCTGGCCGCGCTGTACGTTTTGGCAACGTCGCCCATCGGCGGCGGGCAGGATGCGGCCATGGCGGTTTTTACCGCTATCATTCAAGGCGTGCTGTGCGCGGCTGGGGCTGTCTACGCCAACCAGTGCGTGAAGCAGAGCACGAAAGATAAATAATCCACTGCGTGCGCCGGTTTAACTTTTGTGTTGACTTGGCGACGTATAACAGAATTTGCTTTTTACTGACCGACGATGAGCGGGCGGTGCTGGATTACAGGCGGCGCGGCCTTGGCAACGCAGAGATTGCTGCGGAAATGAACTGCAGCGAACGCACGGTCAATCGGTTGGTGCGGGCGGTCGTGGATAAAATCAGGAAGATATAAAACAGCGGTCGTGCTGGGCATTTGCCCGGTGCGACCGCTGTTTTTTTTATTATGCTTTTATAAAAAACACAATGCCGGAGGAGTAGTAGACCTGAAAGGAACCTTGGACCGTTTCGGCCACGGTGTTGCCGCAATCATAGTCGTAGATGTTGAATCTACCAGAAATCAACGTGAAGTAGTTGAGGGGTGCAGTGTCTATCTCGCCGCTGTTGTAGATACAGAACGCGGAGTCGCCATCGCCTGCGCCGGTGGGAATCAGGACGGAGAAGGAATCATTGGCAATTTTTACCGCGCCAGCATCGCTGATGGTGTCGCAGCGGCGGCCGCTGGTCAGCTGCCACAGGTCCGGCGGAGGGGGTGCTGTAAGGCGGTTGTCCGTGTAGGGTTCGTCTTCGTCGATGAGCCAGTCACGACCGACGCGGCGGGCTGTTTTGAAGCCGCCGCGCAGGGCCTTCTGGCGGACGGTGACGGGGCTGCGGTTGTGGCGGGCGGCATATTTGGTGATTGTGATTTCCATGGGAGCCTCCTTTTTGTGTGTGGTGTAAATTTTATTCGCACTCGGTAAGAACCAGCGTGGTGAAAAGGCTCTGCGCTGCGGAGGTGCGTTTCGGGTCGATGAACTGGACGGCTCGATAGGAAGGATTGCTGCGGATAAACTTGTTCATGATTTCGAGGACTTCCTGCGTTTTTAGGTGCTTAACACCAATGGATCGGCAGACATCGTAGAAGTGAATCTCACGGCAGCTTTTAGCCGTCTCGCAAAGGGTGTTATAAACATTCAGCTTGTACTCTTTCATGATGTTTCCTCCTGTTGTGTGGGTTGCTTATCTCTTACTGTGTCTATATTATACATCTCTAGCGTTGTATTGTCAATGCTTTTTGCAGCGATTTTTTAGAACTTCCTGTAAAAATTGGCGTAAAGTTGGCGCAGATGTGGCGCACGCGAAATTGTTTAAACTATTACAATAAATATAGAGGATAAAGCCATGTACAGAGAATTAAACCTGAATCCAGAACATAAGCGCGTCGGCGATTGTACCGTTAGAGCCATTGCAGCAGCTACCTTGAAACAATGGGAGACCGTATATGCAGACTTAGCTGTTGAAGGTTTGTTATTACATGATATGCCGACTGCTAATTACGTATGGGGACATTACCTGCGTCGGTGTGGGTGGAGCCGTTCTGCAATTCCGAACAACTGTCCAGACTGTTACACGGTCGCAGATTTTGCATCGGAACACCCAAGCGGGACATATATTCTAGCCCTTGCGACGCACGTTGTTTGTGTGCGTGATGGGGACTGGCTGGATACATGGGACAGCGGCGACGAAACGCCACTATATTATTGGCAGAAAGGATGATTGACTATGGCGTTTGGCGTACCGTATCAGCCCGGCTATATGCCGAACTATTATCCAATGGGGCAGCAGATGCCTTCGGCCATGCCCGATCAGCTTACACAGCTCCGGCAAGCGGCATATCCGCAGCAGCAACAGACTGCACAGCAGACTGCACCTATTATTTGGGTACAGGGAGAAGAAGCGGCGAAGTCGTATCTTTGCGCGCCGGGGAACAGCGTGCTTTTGATGGACAGCGAGAAAAGTTCGTTCTATATCAAAACAGTGGATGCAAGCGGGATGCCGCAGCCGTTGCGAATCTTTGATTACACGGAGCGCACAGCAGCGCAGAAACAGCCAACACAGGCCGTGCAAGTGCAAGCCGGGGAGTTTGTTACCCGCGCAGAGTTTGACGCGCTGGAAGCCCGCTTTGACGCGCTGGCGGCAGATAAACCTTTAACGCGCAAGAAAAAGGAGACAGACAATGAGCAACCCTCTGTTTAACGCTCTTGGCGGCGGCAAAATGCCGGGCGCAATGGGACAATTTCAGCAAATGATGCAGCAGTTTCAGCAGTTCCGACAAAATTTTCAAGGCGACCCGAAGCAAGAAGTTCAAAAATTGCTGCAATCTGGCAAAATGAGCCAGCAGCAGCTAAACCAGCTGCAAGCGATGGCGCAGCAGTTTCAGAGCTTTTTAAAATAGGTTCAACCCGTGCGCACGGTGAACAATACATTCAACTTTTGAAAGGAGTAAAACATGAGTCTTTCTTCGGACGGCACTGTTATGACAATGCCTGTTCAGCCCGCAAATACGGGCAATGGCAACGGCTGGGGCTTTGGCGGCGATGGTTTGCTGTATATTATTATTCTCTTCCTCTTCGTTTTTTGCGGCTGGGGCGGTAACTGGGGCAACAACGGATTTGGCGGCGGTAATGGTGCTGGCACTGTCGATGGTTACATCCTGACCAGCGACTTTGCCAACATCGAACGCAAAATCGACGTCGTGAACAACGGCCTGTGTGACGGCTTCTATGCTCAGGCGCAGCTTGTCAACGGCGTGCAGAATGCTATGCAGCAGGGCTTTATGTCGGCTGAAATCAGCCGCGCAAACCAGCAGGCCGCATTTATGCAGCAGCTCTTTGCCATGCAGATGCAGCAGGCTAATTGTTGCTGCGAGACCCGCGAGGCGATTCAGGGCGTAAATTACAACATGGCAACGCAGGGGTGCGAGACCAGACAGACGATCAGCACGGGTACCCGCGACATTATTGACAACCAAAACGCCAACGCGCGCGCAATCCTTGACGCTATGACTGCGCAGCGCATCGAGGCAAAGGATGCCAAGATTGCCGAGCAGAACCAGCAGCTTTTTGCCGCACAGCTTGCCGCAAGTCAGGCTGCGCAGAATGAAACGCTGAAAGCCTATATGAGCGGGCAGCTCGCTTACTACAACCCTCGCCCTGTTCCTGCTTTCCCCGTTCCCGCACCGTATCAGTATGGAAATTGCGGCGCCTGCGGCACCTGCAACGGATGCGGATGCTAAAAATGAATACGGCAACTTGTCGGAACATCTGACATGTTCGGCCCCGTGCCGATAGTGCAAAATGTGGCGGGGCAATCGTCCCGCCACTATCTTTTTTTGAAAGGAATGATTTTATGGCTGAATTTACAAACGCCAATACCGTGAGCGTGGCAGCAGGCCAGAACGTGCCGCTGACGGAAACGGCAGTAGCGGGTAAGGGCTGTGTCGTACACAGAGAGGGCGCCGGTATTGTTACGCTGCGCGGCATTACAAACCAGTGCAAAGCCCGTTTCAAAGTGGGATTTGGTGCAAACATTGCTATCCCTACAGGCGGCACAGTGGAAGCTATTACGGCGGCGCTTGCCATCAACGGTGAACCGCTGAACAGTGCGACTGCAACCGTGACACCGGCAGCAGTAGAAAACTTCTTTAATATCTATGTGACGTCTTTCGTGGAAGTGCCGCGCGGCTGCTGCCTGACTGTTGCCGCCGAAAATACAAGCACACAAACCGTTTTGTTTGCGAACGCAAACTTTGTGGTCGAGAGAGTGAGCTGAAAGGAGTAAACCATGAGTAAAAGAGTTTTGTATGACTTGAAAGACATGCTGTGCGCAGAACTGGACGAAATCGGAAAGAAGGGTGAAATGTCTGCCGGTGATTTGGAAACTGTTCACAAGCTGACTGACACTATCAAAAACATCGACAAAATTGTCATGCTGGAAGATGACGGTTACAGCCGCGATGAGGATTACAGCCGCGATGGTGATTGGAGCGCCAACATGCGCGGCAATTATGGACGCGGCAGCAGCTATGCGCGGCGCGGTTCGCATTATGTGCGCGGGCACTACAGCATGGACGATGGGCGCGATTCTCTGATTTCCCGCATGGAAGATATTATGCGCGGGGCTGACAGCAAAGACAGGGAAGTCATCCAGCGCTGCATTGACACGATGCGAAACGGTTAAAGTGAGGTGTAAGGGCTATGGTTGACGTGCGAGAGATTGACGGCGCTATAGCCGAAATCGAAAACAGCGAACTCACCATGACCAGAGTTAAAAATTTGGCTGCGCTGTATGTTGTGAAAAATCAGCAGATTGCGGATGCATCCCATCCCCCGCAGAAAGCAGAACTGCAAGAGCCTGTGCGCTACTACGAAGCGGCAGAGCCGTCTACAAGGGCTGCTGTTGGCAGCAGTGACTTTTTACGGGCTGTGTCAAACGTAGACATCGCAGCAGCGCTGAACGTGCTGGATGAGCTTATGTCGGCCTTGTATGTAGCGAACCCTAAAGTTTATAATGGCGTAATGCGGAAATTGGAGCGTTTACAGGATGAGTGAATTTTTGGAGATTGTAAAAAAGGCCGATACCGGGCGAGTGTGGCGTGTGCTGGATGAGTTTATGGATGCGCTGAAAGAAGTGAGACCGGATGTGTATAATGATTTGGTACACAGTTTGCAGAGAAAATAGGTAAGTGTGTACTAAAACGTGTACTTGAAAAAGAAAATGCCGTAGATTATAACGAATCTACGGCATTTGTTTTGGTCGAGGTGACAGGACTCGAACTATACACAATGCTTTTAGTGGTTGAAAATATAGCGGTATATTGCTATATTTTTTGCTTTATTACATACTTTTTCTATTATTTCATACATTTAAGAAAAAAAGTGTGTACTTTTAGTGTGTACTTTTTAGTCCACCAATCTATCAAAGATTTCTTGTAAGTTTTGGGCTGTCCGTTCGTCATCGCCTGCGATGTAGTGAGAGTATGTGCCGTATGTGTCCATATCCTCGCTATGCCCGACTAGCTGCTTTAATTCGCCAGTCGGAAGCTCCTTCGCAATACTCACAAACGTGTGGCGCAGTTCGTAAAGACTCAGCTCCGGCATGTCATTAGAGCGCTGATAGCGCTGCCAGCGGTGGTAGTAGGTGTGCATGGATGCCATTGGAAAGATGTAAACCTGCTTTCCAGTTACCGCTTTCTGAGCTTCCAGCACATCCACTGCGCGTCTGGATAGCACGACCGTGCGCAATGCGTTTTCGTTTTTTCCCTGCGTGATTTGACCATGCGCATTGATAGATTGCTTTAGTCTGCACAGATTCCCGTCAATGTCTTCCCATCGCAGCCCCCGCATTTCACCGGGCCGCATGCCTGTTAGCACTTGGAACCTATAATAATTTATGTATTCATCATGAACAGATTTCCCACGCATGATGGTCGTATCTACTTTTAGCAGCGTGTTCAGCGCTTCAACTGTCAGCACATTCTTTCCTTTTTTTCTTGACGCTGCCGGAATCTGTAGCTCCTCAAGCTCAAGCGTTGTCCACTTTGATTTTCGACAAAAATTCGCAAACTGCTTGCAGTAGCTGGCATAGTTCTGTAATGTCTTTTTGGATAAGGGATCTTTACTGTTCCCCTGTGGATGGCGAAACGCATAATCTATAATTTTTTGGAAATCCTGTTCTGTAACGGCTTTTATCGACTTGATCCCGATGGCTGGCAGCAAATGGGAGCGACCGAACGATGCCATGTTTTTGTATTCTGCATCAGACACAAGTTTTTTCTGCTGTAATAACTGTTCCCATGCGTCAGAGACCTTAATGCGTTCCGTCTTTACGCCTATGTCAAGCCAGTCATCTGCTTTTTTGTTGGCTTCCCGCTGGCCTGTGCGCCCCGGCTTGGCGCTGGTAAAGGTTTTGCGCACGCCGTCTTTCTGCACGTTTATCTGCCAGCGCTGGGCAGATTCAATCCATCTCGCTGTATTTGTTCTTTTCATATTGCGGCTCCTTTTTTTGTGTGTTATAATAATGCCGTCAACTTTTTATGTTGACGGCTCTTTGCCCTTGTCGGTGGTACGAACACCGGCAGGGGCTTTTTTTAATATCGGATAAACCCGACAGACCCGATGCAAATGTCAACAATCAGTCGTGTATTGTAGTTTCTTTTTTGGTTATTTACATCCTCCGACAAAAAACATATTGTGAATGCAGTACAATTTTGGTCAAAGGAGCGATTGAGAATGGAAAAGCTGATAAACAAGCCGCCGTCCCATCATGGGCGAAAGCGACAAAAAAGTGGTTGTCAAGTGCTGAAAATCCGATATATAGGACAGCAAAGACTTGACAAATGAGTATTTTTGTGAAGCTGTTGAAATACAACTGAAAGTTGTGTAAAATACACCTAAACAGCCATTTTACTTCCTTTGCTACGGTTGCATTTCCAACAGAGTGTTTGCAAGTTATCCTCTGTAGTCATTCCGCCTTTAGACACCGGGATAATATGGTCGATTTCCAAAAGCAGGTGTGGCTCATTAGAAACAGATGCACCGCAAAAACGGCATGTGTAGTGATCGCGCTGCTTAATGTGATCGCGTAGCTTGCTTGTCATAAGGGCACGTTGCCCTGCGGCGCTTTTGTTAAATTTGATTTTTTCGGAAAGATACACGATGAATCGGTTTAAGTTGTCGATATCCATTACAACGTCGTAGTGCGTCCCTGTATTTCCGCTGGGGCTTGTGTACTGGAAAACGTAGCGGGGGAAATACAGGGTTCCCAAATCCACCTTTTCAAATCCCAAGTTTGCAACAAGTTTTTCCTTGCAATGCTTTTTTATATAATTCGGAATTTCGGAATCAACACTGTCCAAGATTTCTTGCAGCTGCTGCATCAGCATCTTTTTGCCGTCCTCAACGGCAGAAAAGTCATTCAGCATCGTTTCAAACTTTTCCAACGTCTGTTCGTCTGCTTTTATGCCAAAGTATTTACAGATGTACTTAAAAGGCTCTCTGCTGGCGTTGTCGCACACGGCGCGGGAACACTGGTAAACAGTAGGCTTATAGCTTTTTTGCATTCCCGTGCGATTTACTTTCCAACTGCTGTCATCGTGATAATTTGCCTCTCCGTAATCTGTGCGATTTACCACAAGGGCAGAGGATTTTAATTCTTCTATATGCTCGTTAAGTTCGTTACACTCTTTTGCGTGATTTGCCAGCCTTTGCTTTATGGCAAGGAACTTCTCGCTTTTGAAGTACAAATGAGTGTACAATTTTAGAGCCAGCCAAACCAAGAGCAAAATCGGCGAAATGTATAGCAAGACGGGAAAGAACAGTATAATCAGAAAAACAACAATTACATTTAGGCAACCATTTTGTTTTTTCATAGTACAATCACCTTTATATTTTATGGAGGAATCAGAAATGACAGACACAGAAAAACTTATAAAAATTATTTCAGAATTTACGCCTGACCAGATGAACGATTTTGTAACTGCTGCGCAAGATTTAATAAAGCGCTTGCAAGCTGAGGGCTCTCTTGGCAAAGAAAAATGAGCTTTTGTACATCTTGCGGCAAATCAGATATTAGCCCATCGCCTTGTGCGGTGGGCTTTTTTGTAGATAGATTGTCGAGGTATGTCAACATTTTAGCAGTATCAACCTCCCCGCCAGTATATACGCTGGCGGGGTTTTCTTTTTCCCCGTTCAGGTCGGCAACGGTGACTCCTAACTCGTTAGCTATTGCGACCAGTTTGTCATAAGGTGGGGAACTTGGCCTCTTTGCCATTTTGCCGATATACCCATTTGAAAAACCGAGCTTTTCCTCTAGCCTAGTCAAGCTAGTCTTTTTCTTTTTGCACAGGGCACGAATGGTTTCTACAGTTTTAACATTATCCACAAAAATCACCTAGACTATTTGTGCATATTTTTAGGCGATAGTCTATTGACTACTAGGCGATAAGCTAGTATAATAGACAGCATAGAGGGCAACAAAGAACCAAGCCCCCTAAAATCCAGCGGACTAGCTAAAAATATGCTGTTATAAATCTCGCAAGTTCATAGTAGCATATTTTCTAGCAATAGTCAACTAGAAAGGAGCTTTTGCTAGGTGAATATTTCGAAAATTGATGCACTGTGCCGAAAAAACAATATTTCCCGCACAATCCTTGAGGAACGCGCCGGAATCTCAAACGGCGCACTTGGCAAGTGGGAGAAATCGCCTTACGGCCCCAGCATCACGACGCTAAAGAAAGTGGCTGACTATTTCGGCGTGCCGATTGATTACTTGTTAGCCGATAACTAGAAAGAAAGGAATAACCGATGCTTATTTACATTTTTCTTTACATGATTGGTCAGCAGCTCAATATGGGTACTACCTACTGGGTTTTGTTCTGGGTCTGCCTGACCGCCTGCATTGTTATTACTTTTGCAAAGACCATTTATGCGGCTGTAAGTGAACTGAACGCAGAAAGAAAGGAGTGACCAAATGACACCTAAACTGGTTGTCACAATTGCTATCAAGGGCGCCGTGCTGGGCGGTGCGATATGCAATCTGGTTTTTACGCTCTACTTTGAACACTGGTTAAAAAGAGAGAGGGAAAAGGCCGAGCGCTTCTCCGAAAAGAGAAATTGCAGCGATTATTACCGATACAATGGCAATAGCGTTTGCACGCTTTGCACTGGCATCGGCATCCTTTGCATCTTGCTCAGCTTTTTGGGCACGGCGCTCCGCTAACTCTGCAAGGCGTTTGGCTTGTACGGCAGTTTCCGTTGATGCTTTTTCAATATTTTTCATCGGAGTGCTTTCAAAGTCAATGTCTTTTGTAAAATCTGGAATTTTTAAATCCATACTATTTTCCCCCCCCTTTTCGCACAGTATACAACTTCTTGATATGTGTTACAAGGAGATGATGAACATGACAAACCTTGCTTTTACGGCTCTTATCAAAAGCAAGGGTTACAACAAACAGCGCCTTGCAGATGTTTGCGGCTTGTCCAAAACGCAGATGTCAAACCGCATCAACGGCGCTAATGATTGGCGCTGGCCGGAGGTTGGCAAAGCATGCGCCGCACTGGGCATCACGCTTGACGAATTTGCAACATATTACCCGGTGGCGGACGTGCACAAATCTTCTGCCGCTATGACTACCCGTGAAGAGCGCATCGACAACGTGCTTGCAGAACTCCGTGCAATCCTTGTTTAGCGATGGATTTGCCCAGCAGGGCGTGGCAGTGGCTTGGCAACGATAAGCAGGGGCAAGCAAAGCTGCGCGTCGTTTCGCAGCGGCTATGCGCCTCCCCGCGGCGCGGCGTTACGCAAACCGTCGCATAGGCACTGTTTAGCTTCCCTATGGATAGCAACAGCATGGCGCAGAACAGCTTCTCAAGGTAAAGGCCGGGTGCTGCAATTCGCCGCGAAGGCAAGGCGACACAGTGAATAGAGATGCAAAGGAATAGCAATGCTCAGTTTAGCTTCGGAATAGCGCGGCCTTGCTAAGGCGCCGAAAAGCAACCGATTTTATTTAAAAAGGAGACAACCCCAATGAAAGTAAAAATCACCCTATTGGAAGAAGTTCTCGGTTCTTCCCCCAGCAACGAAGAACTTCTCGCCACCTACATTGCCAGCAAGGCCCCCACCGGCGACCTCTCCGCCGAAGAGGTGGACAACATCAAGGCCCAGAACGCCGAAGACCGCGTCACCGTCTTTCCCAAAACCGCAGACGGCACGCCGTTCCTGTATGACTATCAGGTGAAAGGCATGTTCAAGGATTCCTGCAAAATGCTTGCCAAAGCTGGCAAGGCTGGCTACAAAGGCGGCAAGGCTTGCGCAGCCATCAAGGCATATAAACAGGCCATCGACGGCTTGATTTTTGTCTACCCCCGCGAGATTCCCTATGACCTGCACGGCATGAAGGTTGATTTCTGCGAGCGCCCCCTGCGGGCGCAAACCCCGATGGGCGAACGCGTCAGCATCGCAAAGTCGGAGAGCGTTCCCGCAGGTGCAACAGCAGAGTTTGAAATCGAATGCCTTGACCCCAAGCTTGAGGATATGGTTCGTGAATGCCTCGACTACGGCGCAAAGCGCGGGCTTGGGCAGTGGAGAAACAGCGGCAAGGGCCGCTTTGAATGGGAGGAAATCAAAGAATGATGGCAGCAGCAACAAAAAAATGCCGCCCATGTGCTGGCACACAGAGACGGCAAAACGAGCAGAGCATCGCAAAAAGCTCTAACTGTATTCTATCACTGAAACGCGCAGCCGTCAAGCTTGCAATCACCGCAGATTTGGTGCTGCTGCTGGCTGCGCTCGGTTCTCTCAACATCCCCGCCACCCTCGCCGCCCTGCTGGCGTTGAATCTGCTGTGTGGACTGCATTTTAAGGAGGAATCCCGCCATGAAGAAATTTGAACTCACCGATGAATTTATAACAGACATTTTCGGGAATAAGCTGTTCCGCATTAAGGCTCTTGTCGATTTTGGCACCATAAGAGCTGGCGAACTTGGGGGCTTTGCAGAAAAGGAAGAAAACCTCTCCAACGATGGCAATGCGTGGGTCTACGGCAATGCGTGGGTCTCCGGCAATGCGCGGGTCTACGGCGATGCGCGGGTCTACGGCAATGCGCGGGTCTACGGCAATGCGGAGGTCTCCGGCAATGCGGAGGTCTCCGGCGATGCGCGGGTCTCCGGCAATGCGCAGGTCTACGGCGATGCGGAGGTCTACGGCAATGCGCGGGTCTACGGCGATGCGGAGGTCTACGGCAATGCGGAGGTCTCCGGCAATGCGGAGGTCTCCGGCAATGCGCGGGTCTACGGCGATGCGCGGGTCTACGGCAATGCGCGGGTCTACGGCGATGCGGAGGTCTACGGCAATGTGGAGGTCTCCGGCAATGCGGAGGTCTCCGGCAATGCGCGGGTCTACGGCAATGCGGACTACGCCGTCATTGAAGGCTTTGGCCGATATTTCCGCGCGACCACATTTTTTCGCTGCAATGATAAAACTCTCCGCGTGCAGTGCGGTTGCTTTTATGGTGATTTAGCGCAGTTCCGCGAAATCGTCAAGAAAACCCACGGCGACAGCAAATACGCCAAAGAGTACCTTGCGATTGCTGACTTGATGGAGCTGCATTTTTCTGATGAGGAAGGACGGCAGGAGGCCGCAGAATGACTAGCTTCTGGGGGCATCAAGACAACCCATTCCCGCCTGCCGAGCCCCGCCGCCCCCGCTGCCCTGTCTGCGGAGAGGAATGCGAAACTATCTACTTTATCCCCGTGAAATTCGGTACCGAAATTATCGGCTGTGATATGTGTTATAACCCCGGAGATTTCCCCGGTGAGGATGTCCAAGAGGACGACCCCTGGGAAGATTGCCGCTGTATGGGGGACTACTAAAATGACCATTGACGACATCAGCGCCCTGAAACAGGCGCACGCACTTTTGAAGGGCCGGCATCTTACCGAGTTCATCCCAACTGGGAATGGCATCAGCGCTTGCTATTTCAACGCCTTGCAAGCTGCCCGCCGCATCTATTCCGAGAGCATCGGCGCATTTGTACCTCTTTTCGCAAAACATGAATACGGCCTGAACAGCACCTATTTTCTGGCAGACGGCATTCCTGTCTACTTCTACGACCTCAAAACCCGCAAGCCGGACACGGCCCTGCCGCCCGCCAGATGCTACCGCATCCACCTGACCACACCAACCACGGATGATTCTGTACCAGCCGCACCGTCTACTCCCATCCCGGAGGAACTTTTGCAAAAACTTTACAGAGGAGATGAAATTTGATGTTCGGCGAAAAGCAGAAGGAGTGTTCGTTTAAATCTCGACAAGAAATTCCAGTGATTCAGAGCGCCAAATATATTTCCAGCCGAGACAAAGCATTAAAGGCTCTCGAAGAACGAAAATATCTCAAGGAATCCGATTTTTGGATTCTTAAGAACGAAACCAACTACGGAAAGATGCTGTACACGGGCTTGATAATAAGCCACAATGCTTGTCTTAAAATCAATGACAATCTTCCCGAAAAAGACAAGTTTAATCCGGATTGCGTTTCCGTTGACAAATCCGGATACGGAAACTCTCTTGTCTTTACTTATGTCAACAGGGAACAAGGCTTATACGAGGTCGGCGAGGCATCCGCTCAAAATTGCAAGAATGCGTACCCTTATGCGATGGCTTATAAAAGGCTTTTTGACCGTGTTGTTTTAAAAATCTGCAAACTTGCGTTTGACGGCATCTATTCCGACAGTGAAGCAGATGAATTTAAAGAGCGCTATGAAGAAGAACCTCAGCCGGTCACAGCATCGCCAGAAGTTACCGCACAGGTCGTAAAGGACATGGCAACAACAGCGCTGGCAGGATATGCACAGCGAACCGGTAAGGACAAAAAGACAGTCCAAACAGAAGCAAAGACCTTTATTGGCAAGTTGTTTAAGGACTTCACCGATGATGATTGGCGCAGCGTTGCAAAGGAGTTTGAACACAGGAAATGAAGCAGCAAATTGCCATAAAGGCAGCCGTTGTTATCGGCAACACAATTACGCTGGAATGTTCCCCCGCCGACTGCGATAAAGCCCGCGCCGTCATTGACGAAAACAAGCCCCTTGCTGCCGTCATCGGCACGGCCTCACCAAAGCGCAGCCTCTCGGCCAACGCTTACGCATGGACGCTCATGAACCAGCTTGCCGCCAAAATCAACCGCCCTGTTATGGACATCTACCGCGATTTGATACGCGACATCGGCGGCAGCTCCGCCCTTGTCACCATCCGTGCCGATGCTGCAAAGGCATTCAAAAACGGTTGGGAGAGCAAGGGCGAGGGCTGGCAGGTTCGCAAGATCGATGACATGCCCACCCCGCAGGGGACCTTCTGCAACCTGCAATGCTGGTACGGCTCGTCCGTGTTCGATAGCACCCAGATGCACCGCCTCATTGAACTGATCGTGCAGGAATGCCGGCAGCAGGGCATCCCCACCATGACCCCGGAAGAAATCGCAAAACTGAAAGGACTGACAGACGATGCGCCGACCGACACGCAATGAATACGGCGTTCAGCTTGACAGAAACGGTTATGCGCCATCTATTATGCCCATTGATGGTTTTAAATGCTACAAATGCCAGCAATGGAAACCGACCGAGCGCCATGAAATCTTTTTTGGTAGCGGAAGTAAATACAATGGCAGCCGCGATAAAAGCAAGCAATACGGGCTTTGGGTTCCTCTGTGTGCAGATTGCCATAGAAACGCGCCTGACGCTGTACATAACTGTGCTGCTACGCGGCTGCAACTTGAACAAGATGGCCAACGCCATGCAATGGCCTACTACCACTGGACGGTGTCTGACTTCCGCCGCCGCTTTTACAAAAACTATCTCGATATTACGGAGGACTAATCTATGAAAGACCCATCTTGGGAAGAGGCTGAGCTTACAAACCTAAAGAAGTATTATAGCTCGTACACAAATGAAGAACTTGTCAAGATATTCCCGAACCGCACTCTCCTTGGCATTTGCAAAAAAGCCAGAAAAATAGGTTTAAAACGTTCTGCACATTCCATTAGCGCCAATCGTTCTGCTGGTCAACGTAAAAGGAATTTTAACCACGCCCCGAGATATACAGCAAAAGGCTACAAGATTATTTATGCCCCGGATTTTCACCGCGCTGACAAAAATGGGATGGTACTCGAACACATTTATATCTTTGAAAAGGAAACCGGGGTTGAAATTCCAAAAGGCTATTGCATCCATCACATTAATGGCAAAAAGGACGATAACCGAATCGAGAATTTGTGTATGCTGTCTACGTCTGCGCACACAATTCTTCACAACTCCGGTAAAAAATTCTCTGACGAAAGAAAAAGTAAGATTTCAAAGGCTGCTAAAGAGCGTTTGAAAACAAGGTTAAATCACCCGCGTTACAAAAGCGTTGATTTATCAGAGATTGACAATCTTATAAAATCTGGAGTTACCGTAACTGAGGCCTGCAAAATGGCCGGCATCGATAAAACCACATATTATCACAAAAAGAAGGTAGAAAGTTATGCTTAATGTTGTTGCTATTATCGGAAGACTCGCTGCATCGCCGGAACTCAAAACCACGAACAGCGGCAAGTCCGTCTGCTCTTTCCGCATCGCAAACGATTCCGGATATAAGGATGCCAGCGGCCAGAGCCAGACGAACTGGCTCGATGTCACCGTCTGGGGCAAGACCGCAGAATTTGTCTGCAAATACTTCCCCAAAGGTGCGCTGATTGCCATTGATGGCCGCTTGCAGACGCGCCAATATCAGGACAAGAACGGACAGAACCGCACAGCCGTTGAAATCGTGGCCCAGAACGTGAGTTTCTGCGGCAGCAAGGAAAGTACCGGCCCCGCTCAGCAGAACGCCGCACAGCGCCCCGCAGCCCCCTCACAGCGCACGCAGGGCGAACCCGATGCAGACTATGCCCTCATTGAGGATGACGGCGATTTGCTGTTCTGAGGCGCGAGGTACAGAGAGATGACAAAAGCCGAGCGCGAAAACGACCCCGCCGATACTTTTGACGGAGGTTATCACCTTTATGCCGAAGAAGCTCATAGGGAACGGGTTGCAAAAAATCCAAGCCGAATTTCATACGCAATCAGCCAGTTTGAGCTGAATAATATCGAATTTGTTCTAAAAAACGAGCAAATTGGACACTTCCATTGCAAAAGAAAGTCAGATGGAAAGCTGTTCCAGTTTTGGGCTGGAACAGGCAAAATTCTTGGATACGACCGTTTGCGTGGAATTCACGCACTTATCAATTTGCTGTCGAGGTAAAACCATGAACGAAAGAAAGCATCCTAGCCAGCTTGACCAGATTCTCGCCGCGCTTGAAAACGGCGATTCACTTACCGCGCTGGACGCGCTCGAGGACTACGGCTGTTCCCGCCTTGCCTCCCGCATCACCGACCTCAAACGGAAAGGCTACCCGGTAGCCTCCCGCATGGTCACCCGCCGAAACCGCTATGGTCGGCTTTGCCGTGTCGCTGAATATTACATGGAGTGTTGAAAAATGGCCAACGAGGGTTACATAAAGCTGTACCGCCGCATGATGAAGTGGGGCTGGTATACCGATACCCCCACAAAATGCGTGTTTCTGCACTTGCTGTTTCTGGCTTGCTATGAGCCGTGCTACTACAAAGGCGTCCAACTAGAACCCGGTCAGGCCGTTTCCTCTATCCGTCAAATTTCAACAGATACTGGCATAAGTGTTCAATCTGTCCGCACTGCCATAAACCATCTAAAATCAACACAAGAAATAACACAGTGCGAGCATGGTAAATTTAGCGTGTTTACGGTAAATAATTACAGTGACTACCAATGCGCTAACACAGAAACTAACAAACAGGTAACACAGAACCAACACAGTGCTAACACAGACCCTTATATAAAGAAGAATAAAGAAGTTAAGAATACCCCCTATAATCCCCCACAGGGGGACGGGGGTGTGTCCGTTTCAAAGCGGTTTGTTCCCCCTACGCCTGAAGAAGTCAACGCCTATTGCCGGGAACGAAACAACGGCATTGATGGCAACGAGTTTTGCGACTTCTACATAAGCAAGGGCTGGAAGGTAGGCAAGAACCAAATGAAAGACTGGAAAGCCGCAGTGCGCACATGGGAGCGCAACCGCCAGCAGACGGCCACGCCGGAAAGGAAGTGGATCGATTGAGCCTCACACCGGAACAATGCGTTATCGGCGCAATGGTCTACGCACCGGACAGCATCCTCTACTGCATCGGCCACCTAAGCGAAAGCGACTTCGCAGAAGGTGCCTGCGCCGACACATTCGCCGAGATAAAATCCATGTACACCACACGCGGGTACTTCGCACAGGATGACTATGTGCTCATGAAGAACCGCGAGACCGCCGCAGTATGCGCCGCATCGCTTCCTTCTATCAGTGGTTACCGCAAATTCGTTGCCGCTGTCAAGGACGCCTCTCAGCGCCGCAGAGCCGCCAGAATTGGCCTGCAAATTGCAGAAGCCGGAAAGAGTGTCGATGACATGCGCGGCCTGTCTGCCGCCCTCTCTGACGTTCTCACAGAGGACAGCGTTGACAACCGCTGCATGACCGTTGCAGAGGTCGCAGGCAAGTGGCTCATGGAGCAGAACGACAAGACTGACCGCAGTATCAAGACCGGGATTGGTGCTCTAGATAGGCGTTGCTCTATCCGCCCCGGACAGATGGTTGTTGTCGGCGGCAGACCCAGTGCAGGCAAGACTGCGCTCGGTTTGCAGATGGCATTGCAATTTGCCAAGGACGGCAAAAAGGTCTGCTTCTTCTCCTATGAGACAGATCAGGTCGGCTTGTTTGATAAGCTCATTTCCTGCTTTGCCCTTATCCCGATGGAGGAGATCGTCTTTAAGCGCCGCGCCCCGCAGGATGAAGAATACGCCAAAGCGTGCGCAGCTATCAGCAGCCTGCCGCTTTGGCTAATCAATGCAGGCGGTCAAAATGTCGCATGGGTATCGGCTACTGCAGCCACTAAACAAGCAGATGTTATCATCGTGGATTACCTGCAACTGATTCCCGGCAGGGGCAACAGCCGGTATGAGGTTGTCACAAACATTTCAATGCAGCTGCACACCCTCGCCCAGACAACAGGCCGACTTGTAGTGGCGCTCGCCCAGATAAACCGCGGCGGCGTGGACGCACCGAAGGTGCAGGACCTCAAAGAATCCGGCCAGATAGAGCAGGACGCAGATGCAATCATCCTTTTGGGCAAAGGCGAAACTGAATACTATTTCTCCCTTGCCAAGAATAAACGCGGCATTACAGGCGATTTGCACATCGCCTTTGACGGAAACTACCAACGATTTATGGAGATGACGGACTATGACTGATAAAGAATTTCTGCTCAAGCTTGCGTCTGCCGAGCTTGACTATGCAGCCAACCTTCACAGCACCGCTAAAGTGAACCTTGAAAAGGCCGCAGATATTATGGCCAGCGCGAAAAAGCACCTGCAAGAGGCCATGCACGACGATGAAGTATGAAATCATCACCTACTCACGCTCTACCGGCGACACCACCCACTCCAAGCGTCTGTATTCCACACGTTGGAACGCCGAAGCCGCCTTGCGCACCGCAGGTTACACCCAAAATCCAAACCTGCCGGACATATGGTACAGCGAGAAGTATTACGCGAAAGTAAAGGAGATAGCACCGTGAGCAAAGAAGATTGGGGCCTTGTGACCCTGCCGACAAGAGGCGATCCGGAGAAGATTGCCATCGGGCGGTTGAAAGCGGCAAGCGACATGGCGCTGAAGTATTACGGCACGCCGCTGGTCGTTACAACCAGCGGCGGTAAGGACAGCAGCGTGTGCGTAGAGCTTGCACTGAGGGGGGGCATCCCGTTTGAGGTACAGCACAACCACACAACAGCGGATGCGCCGGAAACGGTGCGATTTGTACGGCAGGAATTTGCGCGGCTTGAAGCGCTGGGCGTGAAATGCACGATCAATTACCCCGCTTACAAGGGAAAGCGAACAAGCATGTGGGACTTAATCCCTCAAAAACTGATGCCGCCGACACGAATCATGCGGTACTGCTGCGCCGTGCTGAAAGAGCAGGGCGGAAACGGTAGGTTCATCACTACTGGCGTGCGGTGGGCGGAAAGTAGCCGAAGAAAGCGCGACAGCGGCGTTTTTGAAGCGTACACCCGGAACAAAGCGAACAAAATCGTTCTGAAAGGCGAAAAACAGGAGCCGGGAGAAATTTTTGAAGGGTGTAAGGTGGCCGCAAAACGCGTAGTAAACCCCATTGTGGACTGGACGGACAATCAAGTATGGAGCTTTTTGCAGGATGCAAAGGTGCCTGTCAATCCGTTGTATAAATGTGGGCTGGATCGTGTGGGGTGTATCGGATGTCCGCTTGCAAAGAAAAGTAAACGATATGCGGAGTTTCGACGCTGGCCTGCTTACGAGAAACTATACATCCAATCCTTTGACAGGATGCTTGATGAGCGCAGAGTGCGCGGAAAGCTGAACGGAAACTGGATGATGGGCGGTACAGGGCAAGATGTATTTCGCTGGTGGATGGAAGAAGATGTACTGCCGGGACAGATGAGCATGGAGGACTTTACATGATCCAAAAATACATTATCTCCCTGCCCCCTATCACCAAAAAGAACTCCCAGCAGATACTTAACAATCATCGCACCGGCAAGCCGTTCATCGCCCCAAGCAGGCAGTACAAGAAGTACGAACAGGCCGCTATGTGGTATCTCACCCCAAAGCCGAAAACCCCGCTGTCAGGTCGTTATAACATCAGGCTGCTGTTTTACATGCCTACCCGTAGGAAAGTGGACAAAACGAATTTAGAAAGCGCCATTATGGATGTTTTAGTAGATGCCAAAATACTTGCAGATGACAACCGAAATATTGTTGCGGCCACAGATGGAACAAGGGTGTACTACGACAAAGAAAACCCGAGAACAGAAATCTACATAGAAGATTTTACGGAGGATTACGATACATGGGGAAAAGGATTGACTTGACTGGAAAACGGTTTGGCCGTTGGACGGTGGTTTCAGAAAGCGATTTAAGAGACTGCAACGGAAATATCATGTGGAACTGTAAATGTGATTGCGGTAGAGAGAAAGCGGTGAGCGGTAATTCTTTACGAAAAGGCTGCTCCACTTCATGCGGATGTTACAACCATGATGTCATAACAAAATTTGGCGGAGCTGTTTACAAAGAAAAATTGCATTCTGTTTGGGCAAGCATAAAAAGCCGTTGCAACTGCGAAACAGATAATGCGTATCACAATTATGGCAAAAGAGGGATTACCGTTTGCAAAGAGAGGGAGCACGACTATCACGCATTTAAGACATGGGCGCTTGAAAATGGTTACAAACCCGGTATGTGGATTGACCGAGTTGATAACAATAAGGGCTATTCTCCTGAAAACTGTGAGTTCAAAACCCCGAAAGAACAGCAACGGAACAAAAGAACAAATGTAAATATAGTGATTAACGGCGTGTCGCATTGCATGAAAGAATGGGCTGAAATCTCCGGGATAAATTATGCAACTATAGCACAGCGATATTATGCAGGAATCCGGCCAGAAAAAATTTTAGATCCGGTTGACATGAGCCGAAGCCATAGCGAACTGATTAAAGCTGCATTAAAAGAAAAGAGGCCCAACAAAGAAAACCCCCGCACAGAAATTTTTATTGAAGAATTGGAAGTGAACCCATGAAAGCCAGACTTCATCCCACCCCGGCCATGCAAAAAGCCATAGACGCTTATGCAGAAGCTAAAATTCAGGGCATCCAGAGCCGTGCGCAGGAAGCTGTCATGCAGGAGCGAAACGATATTGCTACCCGCGCTACCTATCTGTGCCTGCTGGCGTGCTATCAGGTCGGTCTTTCTCCCCGCACACTGAAACGGATTCAGGATGCAATGGTCGGCCCCGTTGCTGATAAATACAACGAGTACCGCAATGACCAGCTTGCCGACCTCTGGGCGCAGGTAACACTACAGGGCATCGGCATTGAAGCACCCAAAACAAAGGAGCCGCTATGACCACAACAAAATTCTGCAAGACCTGCGGGAAAATCATGTGGGACGTACAGCCCACAAAGCGCTATTGCGATTCCTGCATCCGCAAGCGCAATATCAAAAGCGCGCAGGCATCTTACCAGCGCCGCAGGGATGCCGGCGTTTTGAAAAAAAGCAAGAAACCCGCCACGCATCCCTGCCTGAAAAAACCATAAAACCGATCGAGCAATGCGTCCGCGAAGCCGATGCCCTTGGCCTGACCTATGGGCAGTATGTAGCCCGCGGACTGGATAAGGAGTGAGACTATGGACGCAGTTAAATTTTTCAAGACGGTAAACAGGTTATGCAAAAATCAAAGCTGCGAGGAATGCCCTGTTTACAAAAATGACATGTGCTGCATGGTTGGGTTCGACGAAGATTCGATTAAAAGCATTGAAGAAACGATTTCAAAAGTCGAGCAATGGGCAAAAGACCATCCAGCCAAGACCCGCCAGAGCGAGTTTTTGAAGTTGTTTCCGAATGCCGCAATTAATGAAGATGATGGAGCTTTGAATATTCGTCCTTGCCACGTTGATGACGACATTGAGTGCGGTATTGCGCGGAAAAGCTGCGACGACTGTCGCCGCGAATACTGGCTTACACTTATAACAGAGGTAACAAATAATGACTAACATCACAACTCTGCGCCCCGGCGAATACTTCATGTTCAAAAACTTCGAGTGGGTCTGCCTTGACCCGAACCACCCTGACGGTGGCTTGTTGGCTATTATGGCAACGCCGTTGGCGAAAGAAGTGAAATTCTGCCCAAGTGATAAATTTACAGACGCGAGGGGCAACTGGAATAACTACCGCACCAGTAATGTGCGTGGGCTTCTATCTGGTATGGAGAGCGCTTTTTTCTGTGGAGAAAGTCTGCTGGAACATACCGTAGACCTTGTTGCCGACAACGGAGACCGCGCCTATGGAACAGTGAAAGACACCGTTTTCATCCTGACTTGTGACGAGTACCGCAAGTACCGTGACTACATCCCGCACTACGACAGCTGGGTTTGGACTGCAACACCATGGTTTTGCGGTTACAAGGATTCCGACACGGGATGCGGCGCGGCTATGGTTCGCGCTGTGGATATTGGTGATAGGTTTGGCTGCGTCGGTGCGTGCCTCAGCGGTGCTGTCGCCCCAGCTTGTATTCTCAATCCAAAATCGCTCAATCTGCGCCAGAGCATGGCCTATGTAGAGGAGGTATCGGAATGACAAAAAAGTTATTTGCGCTGGCTGTTGCTTTTGTCTTGATGATTCTGCTTTGCGCATGCAAAGGAAATCCGGTGGTTGAAGAGAAAACCGTATCGGCAAAGCAGGAAATCTTGTACGCCTATACATCAACCACACAGACAGAATGGACACCGTAGACGGCGCAGACAACGTTATTGCCCTTATTTTCTGGCCGCTGCTGGTCGTAACCCGCATCGGCATTGCATGTTATAGAATCATAAAGAGGCTTCTAAAATGACTACTACCACCAGAGGTGACCCCCATGACAAAACAGCAACTAGTTGATGAATACGCCCGCAAACATCTTTGCGCGACATGCGAGTGGAAGAATGGCGATATTTGCACGTTGCCGCGCTGCATGAAAATGGAAGAGAGGAGAAACAATGACCAGCGAAGAATTCAACCAAAAGAAAATGTGGCTATGGAGATACCAACGCAGCAGGAATCATGAACGGCAGCTGCGCCAGCAGATACAGAGCGAACGTGAACGGGCAACAGCTACCACGAAAGCTCTATCCCCGGTTGTGGTATCTGCTGGAGGGAAAAACAAAATCGAGGATGCCGTTTGCAGAATCATGGAGCGTCAGGAAGCTCTATACAAGCAGATTATTGACACCGAAATGCAAAGGGAAGAAATCGAAACCGCAATAAACTCTGTTCAAGACCAAATGCAGCGGGACGTTCTGCTGGAGCGGTATATTGTCGGCACACCGTATTGGTGGAAAATTGCGATAAATCTAAACATTTCCGAGAGATGGGCAAAGAAATTACATCGCGCTGCAATTGAAAATCTGTGCACTCCAGTTCACTTTTAATCTGTTATTATAGATATGCTGGATGATGTAGGACCGGGACAGCCTACGGCATAGCTAAAACCTCTTTTATTTATTGTTTCAATTCTCCTATTCTTATAGCTGGCAGCCGGGAAAGACCGGCATTTTATATGCTGCATAGCCAGCCGCAAACTGGGACCGACCAGTCAATGCGGCAAGGGCGCTGCGTTCCGCAAGCTACGGCGTGGCAAAGGTGCAAGACCTATGTGCAGTACCAACGCCGATGACTCTGGCTATATACCCGGCAGGTACGCTTGACCGGGGTTACCCGTCAGGTACGCTTGCCGGGGTAGCCAGATAGGCAACCCCCGCAAGCCTACTGACAGTGCGCAACATGCGGGGCCTTATACGGGTGTAGTTTAATGCAGAACTGCGGTCTCCAAAACCGCAAGATGAGGGGTCAAGACCTTCCACCCGTGCCAGACGGCAGGGTCGCAACCTGTCTGTGTGAGAGTGCGCGGTATACCTCACAAATGATGACAATGGTCGTGCAAACGGCAAGCCGCATATGCCCTTGTAGCTCAATGGCAAGAGCCTTGGTGTGCCGGTTCAAGTCCGGTCAAGGGCAAGCTCATCTGGTAGAAATGCTGGGTCATTCCCACAGGTGCAAGCCCTGCGCAGGAAACGCGATAGATAACCTGACACATCGGAATCAGCGACGATGCATAGCCTATAACAAGAGGGCGCATACCCGATGCACACCGATTACGAAAGCGGAGAAGGTCGGGTCGTTTTGCGGTGACATCTAAAAAACCGCTTGGCATCTGCTTGTGCGGACTACGTTGCTGACGCAGTTGCGCATCGCCGAAAACCATTTATCAAAGCAGAAACCGTAAACCAGCAGACGGGATATAAAACGGGTTGGATGCCGCGTTGTGATTTCCTACGCGGAATATAAATAGAGGAAATCAAAAAGCGTTGCGGGTCTGCTACCCACAACGGGTGAGACCGGCACAGCATAAACCGGTAGGGCGGGAACGCGCTTTTCCTCCAGCGCAAAGGGGTTTTGGGGGTATAAGCCTACACAAATTGTGTGGGCTTTTTGTGTTGTAAAGCGAGGTGATAAAGTGGCATCAAGAAAAAATCCGGTGGGCGCACCACCTAAATACAGAAGCGTAAAGGTAATGCAAGAAAAGATTGATGCCTACTTTGAAGCCTGTAAAGGAAAACCGTTCGTAGATGAAAACGGGGAACCAATGCGAAATAAAAACGGCTATATCATTTATGACGATAAAAAGCCGCCTACTGTGACAGGATTGGCGCTTGCACTTGGGTTCACATCAAGGCAGGCGCTTTTGAATTACCAAAACAAACCAGAGTTCGTTGACACGATTACGCGCGCAAAGACCCTTTGTGAACAATACGCCGAAGAAAGATTGTACGACAAAGACGGCTCCGGCGGCGCACAGTTCAGCTTGCGAGCAAATTTTGGATGGCAAGATAAGCCGGAACAACAGCAGGATAGCGAGGTGCAAATTATAGATGACTTGTAAGCTGTCCGGGATTGTTTCCCCTTGTTTCGCCAAAGTCCACCGTGAAATTAAGGCAGGCAATGTAAAAGAGCTTGTCGCAAAGGGCGGGCGCGGCTCTACAAAGTCGAGTTACATAAGCATCGAGCTTATTTTGCAGCTGATACAGCACCCGCAATGCCACGCAGCAGTGTTCCGCAAGGTCGGCAACACACTGCGCACAAGCGTGTATGCGCAAATTGTATGGGCTATCAATGAGCTTGGTCTGCACGACCGTTTTCGTTGCACTGTCTCTCCTATGGAATGCACCTATTTGCCAACTGGGCAAAAGGTGCTTTTTTTCGGCATGGATGACCCCGGCAAGGTAAAGTCAATCAAGATGCCTTTTGGGTATATCGGCATAGCGTGGTTTGAGGAGCTGGATCAGTTTGACGGTGAAGAGCAAATCCGAGACGTAGAGCAATCCTGCCTGCGCGGCGGGGACTGGTTCATCACGTTTAAGAGCTTCAACCCGCCAGCAATGGCGCGAAACTGGGCGAACGGGTACGCCCTGAAAGCCCGCGATGGAAAGCTAATACATCATTCCACCTACAAAACAACGCCTACGGAATGGCTCGGAGAGCGGTTCCTGGCCGATGCTGAATACTTGGAGCGCACAAACGAAACAGCATACCGGCATGAGTATCTTGGAGAGGTTGTCGGTAGCGGTACGGCAGTATTTGAGAATCTGCGCATTGAGAAAATCACCGATGAACAGATTGCCAGCTTTGACCGCATCAAGCGCGGCGTGGACTGGGGCTGGTACCCTGACCCGTGGGCATACAATGCTATGCACTATGACGCGGCACGTCGAACGCTGTACATATTCGATGAACTGACACGGCGTAGAACCAGCAACAGAGACACGGCGCAGCTGCTTTTGGATAGAGGGCTGACTCGTGAGGATAAAGTATGCGCAGATAGCGCCGAGCCAAAATCCATTGCGGACTATAACAAGTACGGCGTGAAAACATTCCCTGCCCGTAAAGGACCGAAATCGGTTCGATACGGCACAAAATGGCTGCAAATGCTGGAAGCTATTGTCATTGACCCAGAACGTTGCCCGGACACGGCGAAAGAGTTTAGTGAGTACGAGTATGAGCGGGACGGCAAGACAGGAGAAGTACTGGAAGGCTACCCGGATTTGAACAACCATCACATTGATGCAGTGCGGTACGCAATGGAGAGCACAGCAAACAAAGCCGGAGACAATACGGCAATGAAGTATCAAAGCATTTACAGATAGGCGGTGAGGGAAAATCAGAACATATCAAGACTTTGTGGCGGTCGGTGAAGATGAACGTTCCCGCATGGGGTTTGTGTTTGACACTATCAACGATTTTAAAGGCCAGAAAAAGACACGGGACATGCTGGACGCAAAGCTGTACTATTGGGGAGAAAATCCCACAATCAACCGCTATGAAAAGATGGTGTACGATCTTGAGGGGAAAGCACATCCCGATATGTACACAGCCAATCATAAGATTGCCAGCAAGTTTTTTGGTTTTGTTGTAGACCAGGAAGTTTCTTACCTGTTAGGCAACGGCGTTGCGTTTAACAAGGATGCCACAAAAAAGGCGCTTGGCACCACGTTTGATGAAGATATTATGGATGCTGCCCGCCATGCGTTGATTGGTGGGCAGTCTTTCGTATTCTGGAATCTTGACCATATTCAGGTGTTTGCGCCTGAGCAGTTTGTGCCGCTATACGATGAAGAGGACGGCGCACTGAAAGCCGGAATCCGGTTCTGGCAGATTGACCCGGACAAACCGCTGCGGGCAACGCTGTACGAGATGGACGGTTACACTGACTACATCAAGCCGCGCAACGGTGAAGTACGCAGTTTAAACGGGAAACTGCCGTACAAGTTAAAAGTGCGGTACTCGGAGATTGACGGCACAGAAATTTATGCCGGCGAGAATTATCCCGGATTTCCCATTATCCCGCTGAAAAACGGTGAACAGGCACGCAGCGAACTTTGCGGCAGAAAAAACACCGTTGACGCGCTCGACCTTGCCAGCAGCAACATGGTAAACAATGTGGATGAGGGCAATCTTATCTATTGGGTGTTGACAAACTGCGGCGGCATGGATGAGGTGGACGATGCAAAGTTTGTGGAGCGGCTTAAAACTACCCACGTTGCCCATGCAGATGGTGATGAGGGCGCGAAGGCCACACCGCAAAGCATTGAAGCACCGTTCCAAGGGACGCAAGCGACCATTGATATGCTTACCAAAAAGCTGTACGCGGATTTTCAAGCGTTTGACGCATCTGCCGTGAGCGCGGGAAACCAGACGGCAACGGCTATTAAGGCAAGCTATGTTCCGCTTGACCTGAAAACGGATAAGTTTGAAAGCAGCGTTTCGCGCTGCATCAAGGGCATTTTGGCGGTTGCTGGGCTTGATGACGAGCCGACATACACGCGCAACCAAATTATCAACAAGCAGGAAGAAGCGCAGACCGTGATGCTGGGTGCGGAGTATTACGATGATGAGTACATCACCAAAAAGCTGCTGACCATTAACGGTGATGCTGACCAGTACGAGGAATTGATGAAGCGAAAGGAGGCAGAGGAACTTGACAGAACCCAAAATCCCGATTTCATTACAGTTGGGAGCGAAAATAGAGAATAGTGACGTTATTGTCGTTGTTCGTGGGCTTAAAAAAGGCGATGTGCTTATGGTTCCAGTCTACCGAGAAACAAAAAAGGGGCCTGTACTAAAAGAACTTTCGCACTGGGAAATGAGAATAGCTGTGCGAGATGTTGCAAATATCGAAACGTGGGTTTCGGAAAATGAGAAAACCTGATTACGCCCACAAACTTACTGACGCGCAGCTTGCCAAGCTGGAACAGCGCATCGCAAAGCTGTACAAAGAAGCTGCTGACGAACTGACCGAAACGGTGAAAACCTATTTTGAGCAGTTCGATAAGCGTGATGCCGCTATGAAAGAAAAGCTCGATGCAGGCGAAATCACCGAGCAGCAATACAAGCAATGGCGGCTTGCGCAGATAGGGCGCGGCAAGCGTTTTACGGCGCTGCGGGACAAGGTGGCAGAAAGATACACCAACGCCAACGAAACGGCTGTAGCCTATGTCAATGACGCCACGCCGGGCATTTACAGCTTGAACCGCAATTACTCTGCTTACAAAATCGAGCAGGTTTCCGACAAAGCAGATTTTACGCTGTGGGATGAGCAGACAGTGAAACGTCTTATTGTGGAACAGCCTGACTTGATGCCGTACTACCCGCCAAAGCGTGCATTGCAGCTTGGCATTGATTTGAAATACGGCAAGCAACAGATTACGGCCAGCGTCACAAGCTCCATTCTGCAAGGAAAAAGCATACCGAAAATTGCCAACGACCTGCAACACCGTATGCAGGATATGAACCGCACAAGCGCCATAAGAACGGCGAGAACGGCGGTTACAGGGGCGCAGAACGCGGGGCGGTTAGATACTTACCGCGCCGCGCAGGATATGGGTATCAAGCTCAAAAAACGCTGGCTGGCAACGCTGGACAACCGCACGCGCCACGCACATGCAGTGCTTGATGGGCAGACGGTCGATGTGGATAAGCCGTTTAAGGTTGACGGTTACGAGCTTATGTATCCGGGAGACAGTTCCGCGCCGGGTTATCTTGTGTATAACTGCCGATGCACACAGATTGCGGAGGTTGATGGTGAAGACACGAGCAGCGGCGGCAGACGTGCTATTGACCCAAAAACAGGGAAATCTGTTCTTGTGGGAGATATGACCTATGCAGAGTGGGCGGGGTGGAAACGCAATGCAGATACGACTTGAAGACCACAGCGATGAGGTGTTGGAGGCGCTAGACGCTGCTTGCCTAAAGGCACTGGAAGAATGCGGACTTGTGGCAGAGGGGTACGCTAAAAAACTATGCAATAGCCCCGGTAAATTCGGCACTGGCGCACTACGAAACAGCATTACACATATGGTAAACGACGGCGAAAAAGCCGCATATGTCGGCACAAATAACGAATACGGCGTATACGTTGAGTGCGGCACGGGCATTTATTATCCCGGCGGCAGACAAACGCCGTGGGTGTACCAAGATGCAAAAGGCGATTGGCATTTGACGCACGGCCAACGGGCAAAGCCTTTCATCAAGCCTGCTGTTGCCGAGCACGGAGAACAGTACAAAAGAATCATCGAAGCAGAGCTGAAAGGCAAATAAGCCTCTCGGCTCTTTTTATTAGCATCTACCGCACTTGCGGCAGGTGCTATTTTTATACGCAAAAACAGCAAAGAACCGCTGTTTTTATATAAACGCGAATGTCGAAGAACTGACACCGAAGAAAAGGAGCGAAAACATTGGCTATTACTCGCAAGCTGCTGAAAGGTATGGGGCTGACCGAAGAGCAGCAGGACACCATTATTGAAGCCCACACTGACACCGTAAACGGTTTGAAAGCGGACATTGACCGCTATAAAGCCGATTCGGAAAAACTTCCCGGCGTTCAAAAGGAACTGGACGACCTGAAAGGAAAGGGCGATGACGGTTACAAGGAAAAGTATGAATCCGAGCACAAGGCTTTTGAGAATTACAAAACCAGCGTGGCCGCTGAAAAGACTACCGCTGCCAAAGAAAAGGCACTGGAGACCGCCCTGAAAAAAGTCGGCATTGCCGACAAACGCTTGCAGTCTGTTGCCCGGCTTTGCAAAGGCGATGGCCTGCTGGACAAGCTGGAACTGGACGATAAAGGCACCATCAAGGATTCTGACAAGCTGGAAACCAGCCTAAAAGAAGCTTACAGCGACTACATCGTTACTACCAGCACGCAGGGCGCAAACACACCAAACCCGCCCGCAGGAAATGGCGGCAGTGGTTCCATCACAGCAGAAGCCTTTAAAAAGATGGGCTATGCAGACAGACTGAAACTCTATAAAGAAAGCCCGGAACAGTATGCCGAGCTTGCAAACAACAAAGGAGATTAACACATGGCAGATACTATCCTGACCAAACTGGCAGACCTGATTAACCCCGAAGTTATGGCCGATATGATTTCGGCTAAAATCCCTGACAAAATCCGCGTGGCACCTTTTGCAAAGGTGGATGACACCCTTGCTGGCGTGCCTGGCGATACCATTACTGTGCCGTCTTACGGTTACATCGGCGATGCAGAGGATGTTGCAGAGGGCGTTGACGTTGACATCGACAAGATGAGCACCAAGGACAAGAAGTACAAGATCAAGAAGGCCATGAAGGGCGTCGGCCTGACCGATGAAGCTGTGCTGTCCGGCTATGGAAACCCCGTTGGTGAAGCTAATGCGCAGCTGGCGCTGGCTATTGCTGCCAAAATCGACAACGACTGCATGGAAGCCCTGCAGGGTGCTACGCTGACTTATGACGGCACTGCCGCCGCTATCAAGTACAGCGGCGTTGTGGACGCTATCGACATGTTCAACGAAGAGATCAACAGCGACAAGGTGATGTTCATCAACCCCAAGCAGATGGCGACCCTGCGAAAGGATGCTGACTTTATCAGCGCTGACAAGTATCAGGCTGGCGTTGCTGTCACCGGCGAAATCGGCAAGATTGCCAATACCCGCGTGGTGGCATCTCGCAAGGTTCCTTCTATCGAGTACGAGAAGGACAACAGCACCGGCACCATTGAGATTGTCGCTGATACTACCGCCGAAACCACCACCAAAAAGCATCTGGCGACCATCCAGCCCCATTGCGCTGCTGCGCTGGTTGTCGGTGATAAGGTCAAGGCTGCTGCTACCGCCTACTACGCTTGCCCCATCGTCAAGTTGAACGAGGACAGCGAGACCGAGGACGATGTGCCCGCTCTGACCATTTACCGCAAGCGCAATATCAACGTGGAGACCGAGCGCAAGCCGCGTAACCGTTCCACCGAAATTACCGCTGACGAGTTTTACGTTGCGGCTCTGACCAACGAAGCCAAAGTTGTGCTGGCAAAGTTCAAAAAGTAATAAGGAGGGAGTGCAATGCTTGAAGAATTGATGAGGGAGTGCCGGAACTGGTTTGTCACACAGAATGGCGTCCATCTGGGCGAGTTCAGCATCAAGGGCGGGAGCATTGAGCTCCCTTTTTTGCGTGCCGGACAGTATTTCCGCATTGTGGGCAGCGTTCTGAATGACGGAGTTTACCAGTACGGCGACTGTGCACTTAGGGATGAAACCTTTGAGGGGGCTGTCTGGGCCATGGCCGTTCCTTCCGAATTTCTGCGCCTTGAAGAAGAAATTAAGGCATGGCGCACGCAGTACGAGAACGCCGCAAACAGCCCATTCCAGAGTGAGAGCTTTGCCGGGTACAGTTACACCAAAGCGAGCGCAAACGGCAATTCTGGCGGCTCTGTGACGGGCTGGCAGGGCGTGTTTGCTTCTCGGCTGAACAAATGGAGAAAGCTATGAGCCTTTTAGATGATTTTTCGCATAGCTGCATCATCATGGACAAGCTGACAAAGCCTGACGGCGAGGGCGGCTATGCTACCGAGTGGAGAGATGGCGCAAAGTTTGCAAATTACGTTGCATTGGACAGCAGCCTTGAAGCGCGGCAGGCCGAAGCGCAGGGTGTGACCAGCGTGTATACCGGCATTGTGCGGAAAGATGTGCCCATCGAGTACGGCAGCGTGTATAAGGACGTGACGACCGGGGCATATTTCCGGGTTACGAGCCGCCCGGAAGAAAAGCAAGCCCCGGCAAGCGCTTCCCCGATGCTGAACGGCCTAAAAAGTTTTACGGCTGAAAGATTGCGAGAGGGATTACCGACATGACAAAGGGCGCTGCATTACAGCAGTTTTTCGGACGGTTTATGACCGCTTACGCAAGCAACGCCGTGCCTAAGGACGCTGTACTCCCATACCTGACATATGATGCTGTGTTTGACGCATGGGGCGGCGGGGCGGTATCGCTGACGGTCAACATGTGGTTCCATACCACGAGCGAAGCAGTGCCCAATGCAAAGGCGCTTGAGCTTTCTGACGCGCTGGGCATTGGCGGCGTGACGCTGCCGGTAGATGGCGGCTTGATTTGGTTAAAACGCGGCTCCCCGTTCTGCCAATCGCTGGCAGATGACACAGACAAAAACCTAAAACGGCGGTACATAAACGTGACCGCCGAATTTTTATGCCTAAATTGAGGTGAAAGCATGAAATTTACTCGTATTCCTGAATCTGCGTTTAAAGAACTGGTCTTGAACGCGGGCTATCTTGCAACTACGTTTGACCCAGCTGCCGGTACTGCGCCGGAAGAAAGTGCGCTGCTGGGCGCCACGACCGGCGGCATCAACTTTACGGCTGTGCCCAGCTTTACCGACTTCGGCGAGGATATCGACAACTGCCCCAAGAACATGAAAGAGCTGAAGCAGATTGAATCTTGGGATGTCAAGTGCAGTGGCACTTATGTTTCGGCATCCCCTGCCAATGTAAAAAGTATGCTTGGCGCAGCAGATGAAACAACCACTTCCAAAGTTTCCAAAATCACGCCGCGCAACGACCTGAAAGACAGCGACTTTACCGATTTGTGGCTGCTGTGCGATTACTCTGACAAGCACGGCACTACGAACGGCGGTTTCTGCGCCATTCACATGATGAATACGCTGTCTACCGGCGGTTTCAGCTTGCAGACGGGCGACAAGGAAAAAGGCCAGATGAGCTTTGAATACACGGCGCACTACTCCATCACCGCGCAGGACACTGTGCCGTGCGAGGTGTATATCAAGGCCGGAGAGGATGAAGCCTAATGCGAATTTTTTCTGAACTTAGCACTGATGAAGCGCTGGAAGTCGTTTTGCAAATCGCGCAGCCCATCACAAACCTGATCGATGATGAAGCGCTTGTGAAAGAGATGCAGAAAGCGATGCCGAAGGGCGAAACGACTCGTATTGCAATGCAGCGTTTTGGCCTTGCGAAAATCGTTAAACTGCTGAACATTGCGTTGAAGCAGCACCGCGTGGATGTGTACGCAATCCTTGCACCGTTTAACGGCCTGACAGTGGAAGAAATCGGCAAACAGAATTTCCTTATTACCTGCAAGCAAGTTTACGACCTGTTGAACGATAAGGGGTTTGTTGATTTTTTCAAATCGTATCTCGGTGGCGGGCAGAACAAGTAATTCCTGTTTTGCTTAAAATGCCGAAACTGAGCGCAAAGGCGCTTGTGTCGGCGCTGCCTTACGCTTTAAAAGCTGATTTTGAAGAGCAGCTGTACAAGGTGTACATGACTGACAGTGCGTGGAGCCTTGTGGTAGCGGTGACAGGCGTAACGGACAGGCCAGCGAGATATATTGACATTATCCACCCGCCCAAAGTGGATACGCGGACACCGGAACAGGTGCAGGCGGATTTCAAAGACTTTGCGGCTCGGCATGGGTTGAAAACAAAAGAACGGCAGGAGGTGAGCGAGTAAGTGGACGTATTTGACCTTTTTGCAAAAATTTCGCTGGATTCCAGCGAATACGAGAAAGGCTTGAAAAATGCGAAAAGCAGCGCAAGCGGATTAACGGGACTGTTCGGAAAGGTTGGTTCAGCCGCTTCAACAGTTGGAAAAGGCATCTTTAACGTTGCTACGAACGTTGCGAAAGTATTCGTTGCCGCTACCACAGCGGGCGCGGCGGCAGTATCGGCGCTTACAACGCTTGCGATAAACAGCTATGCGGACTATGAGCAGCTTGTAGGCGGCGTGGAAACGTTGTACAAAGACAGCGCAGCCAAAGTGCAGCAGTATGCGGCCGATGCCTATAAAACGTCTGGCATGACGGCCAATGAGTACATGACGACAGCAACATCTTATGCAGCTGCGCTTGTGTCCAGTCTGGGCGGAGATACGGAACAGGCAGCGGAATTGTCTAATATGGCTGTATCTGACATGGCCGACAACTGGAACAAATTCGGCAGCTCCGCCGATAGCGTACAAGACGCATACAATGGCTTTGCAAAGGGACAATTCCAGTTATTGGATAACCTGAAATTGGGCTATGGCGGCACTAAAGAAGAAATGGAGCGCTTGCTGGATGATGCAAACAAGCTCAATGCGGCACAAGGTAAATACACAGATTACAGCATTGACAGCTTTTCGGATATTATCCTTGCAATCCATGATATTCAGACAGAGTACGACATCACCGGCACAACGGCAAAAGAAGCGTCTACCACGATTTCTGGCAGCTTGAGCGCCGCAAAAGCCGCATGGGCAAACCTTGTCACAGGTGTTGCGGACGATAATGCCAATTTTGAGCAGCTTATCAGCAACTTTGTGGATAGCGCAACTACAGCGGCAAGTAACATCATCCCTCGCATAGAAGTTGCCCTAAACGGCGCTGCTAAGCTGATAGAGAGCCTTGTCCCTCCCATCATGGCAGAGTTGCCCGGCTTGATAGAAACTGTCCTGCCGCAGCTGGCGCAGTCTGCCGTGAACATCGTGCAGACGCTTGTTACGGAAATCAGCGCAAACGCGGCGCAGCTTATTGATTCGGCAATTCAGATTATAACCGTGCTTGGAAACGGCATCTATCAGATGCTACCGACCGTTGCACAATCGGCCTTGCAAATCGTCTTAACGCTGGTTTCAAAGCTGAATGAGAACTTGCCGCAGATGCTTGACACTGCCGGACAAATGCTGATTGCGTTTGTAGAGGGCGTTTCGGAACACTTGCCGGATATTATGCTTGCCGCTGCATCTATCGTGGAAACCCTGCTGACCTACTTTATAGAGCATTTGCCGGACATTGTAAAAGGCGCAATGCAGATGGGCAACGCGGTCATTGATGGCATTATTGACGGCATT